CCCTCGCCGGTCGCGCTGGCGGAACGGGGTCTTTCTCGCACACCATCACCACCACGACGCTTTCCGCCAGTTGGATGACCACCCTACCGGATGGAAATGTCACCCTCACCGCCGGAACCTCAATAGCCGGAGCAATCGCCAATACGCAGGTCGCGGTTGGGAATGGAACGAATACGGTTGCGGGATCTGCGAACCTGACCTGGAATGGGACGACCTTAGCGACGACTGGCGCAGGTACGTTCTCTACGGGCGTAAGTGTAACGGGATCAACTGTATTCGTATTGGGGTTTATTGCATCAGGGTCGTCTAATAGCACATCGGCAGGTAACTTCCCATCTGCATCATTCCGCAATCTCGACATCACTAACAACAACGGTGCAGCTTTATTCTTTCAGTCCTACGACACCAGCAGCACTGTTCGCACAGGGGCGGGCATCGCAGCAACGTTCACGGCTAAAGGAGCCGCCACACTCGACGGGATTCTTGCATTTTATACGGCCATATCTGGAGGGTATGCCGAGCGGTTGCGCATTTCCGCCGCTGGCAATCTGTTGGTTGGGACGACCGCTGACACGGGCCTAACCGGCGCAGGCGGCGTATCCATCGCCAGCACCACCGACAGTACAACCGCCGCAACCGGCTCGATTATCACGGCTGGCGGGCTCGGTGTCGCAAAACGCTCCTTCCTCGGCACCATCGGCGCAACCTTCAAAGGCAACGTCCTTGCCGGCGTGCAAGACGCTACGGCTGCGGTCGCTGGCCAAGTCGGTGAGCCTATTAGCAGTGTTGTCGCCGCTGTCGCAGTCGCGGCAACAGGCACGGTTGGTAACGTCACCTCAATCACCCTACAGCCGGGGGCTTGGTCGATTCGTGGATTCGCTGTCGTCAACGGCGGCGCAACGGGACTTACCGCAGCGTCGGCCATCAACATCTCCCTTGTGACGACATCGGCCACCAATGGAGTCGTAGGTTCAACAATGACGCAGAAAACGGTCGAGTCCTCTGGGGCACTTGCCAACGGCTTATACCCACTTGCGATATTCCCAATTGACGTGAACATCGCCACGGCAACCACATATTACTTGACTGAACAGGTGTCGTACATTGCCGGGGCACCGACGGTTTCAGCCACCCTTGCCGCAACACGGACCCGTTAATCATGGCTGACTTACAAATATCAGCAGAAGCAATCATTTGTGGATTTACCGCCATGGGAAGCGCTGTCGCTTGGCTTGCGCATAAACTCTATTCCGGTGCATCAAAGTGCGAAGACAGTAATGCCGCACTGCAAAAAGAAGTACGTGATCTGCACGTATTCAACCGAGATATCCTGGCCGGTGTCATTAGCGATGTGGCTGATGCGCTTAATAAGCTCAAGCGCGAAGTTCGCGAACTCGACCCAACAGACACCGAATCTGAAACAGACATCCACAAGACGCTGACCGGCTATGAACGCCAGGTTATCGAGCATCACGAAAATGGCGACACAACCGCCATCGTCCGCCGGAAACGGTAAGGAATACCCATGTATGATTTTCGCAAAGCAAACGCGTGGTGGGCTATTGCTTCTTTGGTGTTTGTGCTCATTGGCGTGTGCATCCTGTGTTCGTCATGCTCGCTCCGAACCGCTACCGGATCGCTTGTCACCCCACCAGTCGGAGGGGATAGCTCTGACCAACTGGCAACCACCGTTGCCCGCCTCGCATTCATCGCTGGACTTGCAGCCATTGGTTGCGTTGCCGCCGGAATCCTCCTCAAGCAGTACGCAGCGGCCCTCATTGGCGGACCCGCTCTTGCTGGCCTTGCTTTGGTGTTCTTGCTGCTGCCTGCTATCGCTGCGGCTGTCAAATGGTTGCTTATCGGCTCGGTAATCGCCGTCATCGGCGGCGCTGCGTGGCTGGCATATTCACGCTGGAAGACTGGCGTGGCCTTGAAGCTTACGGCGCAGCACGCCGACCGCATGGAAGCGGCTGAAACTGAAGGTGATGTGATAGTCGCCAAGGCGGCGTCCCGTGCTGATCAGGTGCAGGCGGGGGTTGCGGAGCTCATTGAAAAGGTGCGCGGGGTCGTCAAAGCAGACTAAGTAAGCGAACGATTGCTTACTAACATAATCCGCTAAGGTACGACACATGGACGAGATTGACCCAATCGTATCTGAGCGTGTCGGCCAGCGGATGAAGCAGGTTTACGACGCCGGGAAAAATACGAGGAAGTCATTCCTAGATACTGGCGAAGAGATTAATAAATACGCTTATGACAAGACGTATGATTTTCTCTACCAGGATTGGGATACTGGCGACGGCGAGGGTTTTTTCAGGGCAAAAGTAGCTAAGGCTGCGCAGTTCGTTGAAATCGTTGGCCCGTATATTTACCAATACAATCCAACCTGGACGGTAACGCCAAAGTCATTTGCGTATCCTGAGTGTATTGCCCGCAATAAGTGGGAGGAAGAATACCTCAATTGGGCAGCAAACGAGCAAGATCTCTACACGCAAGCAAGTCGTGTCGTCAACGAAGGCCTAGTGTATGGCCGTGGCGTCATGTGGACGGGCTACAATCCACGTAAAAATTGTGTAACGCATAGCTACGGCTCGATTAAAGATCTCGTCATTGACCCTGATGCGATGACGATGGACGAGGCAAATATCAAGTTCCGTCGTCGCATTAAGCCACGTTACGAATTGCTGCAACTCTACCCTAAGATGGAGAAGATGATTAGGGAATTGCCAAAGGCAACGAATCTTCCTAGCCATCTGAAAGCATCGACTACCGCCAGTGGCCCGCAAGAAACCGGCAGCGATCTTCTCTCTTATATTGAGGCATATACTCGCGTAGGTGCATCTCGTTGGATGTCTGATGCACAGGAAGCAATGGGCAACGATCCGGCCAAGATCGTGATGACAGAAGACGGCAAGATTGTTGACATAGGGCCGTGGGAAATCCCATTCTGGCGTGATGATATGTGGCCGTGCGAGGAACTAGACTTCCGTGAGCTTCCAGGGCAGGTTTGGCCCGCAGCTCCTATGGGGCCTGGATTGGGATTTGTCAAGGCGCTCAACTGGCTGCACACGCTCTACATGAGCAAGATGCGCGTGACTACCCGCACACCGCTCATCGTGATGAAGCGCAATGGCGTTGAAATTGAAAAAGACCAGTTGGTCCGGTTGCTCAAGGGTAGCCAGATGGACACGCTGGTCATCACCGTCAATGGCAATGAGCAGTACAAGATCAGCGACTTGGTTGAGCAGTTCAAATATGACACCGGTGTTGCTGAGTTTGAACGCTTTGCAGCGATTATGGAAACCGGATTTGAGCGGGCTACCGGGCTAGAGTCCATCCTGTTTGCTGGCAATACTAACACCCAGATTCGCACTGCTGAGGATGCTAAACTCAAGGATCGCAACAGCCGCACGCGCATTGACCACATGAAGACGATGGTGGAAAAGTTTGCCACTCGTCTAGGCCGCAAGGGGCGACTTGCTGCTCGATACTTAGAAACACCAGAAGACATCGGGAAGATTTTCGGACCACAAGCTGGCCAGGAATGGGGCTTTCTTGCTCCTCCGGAAGTTGTGCAGCAGCAGCGCATGATGCAGCAGCAAACCGAGCAGGCCAATCAGCAGTTGGCGGAACTCGCTCCGCAATTACAGGCTGCTGGCATTCCTGTTCCGCCGCCTCGGCCTATTCCCCCTGTCACTGCCGTTGATTTTGATAATTGGATTCTTGAGTCTGATGTCGGGATTGAATCTGGATCAATGCGGAAGCTGGACCATGACCAGCAAATTGACGCTACAAATGCCGCCATGAATCAGGCATTCCCAGCCATGATGCAGGCGTCGCATGAGCGGCCAGAATTACTGGCGCCTGCTCTCCACATCCTCTCTTCATGGGCCAAAGCGAATGCCATCCCGCAGGAAGCGCAAGACGCAATTGCTCAGGCAATCAAGATCGCTTCCGTTCCGCCCCCGCCTCCGCCCATGCCTATGGGACCGCCGCCGGGGCCAATGAATCAACCACCACCTCCCGGAGCCTAAAATGGGTTTTCCTAGTCCCCTTAATATGGTCACGCTGCCGCAAGCTGCAAAACGTGTTCCTATCACGATCCTTGCCAACGGTACGCCGAACGGCTCAACCTTGCTGTCTTTGTTGGTTGCTGGCGGCTATGTCGCTGCAACTGACGGCGGTATTGTAGGCTTCAAGATCGAAGCAACGCAGGCCGGTGTTATCACCGTACGCGATCCATTCTTCATCGCAAATGCCGCCGTAGCCGCTTCCTTCACCGCGCATGGTGTACTGGTTGCCTCTGGCGTTGCGTACTCATCGGTAAATTGCGGCGAAGTCCAGACGATTGGCCTTGTGTCAGCCGCCGCGACTGCCGTCCCTGCCGTTTGCACGATCTACCTGATGGTGCCGTAATATGCCAAACGCTTGGGGTGCCAAAGGGCCTTGATCGGACGAGGAACATCGACCCATGATTTACCTTCAACAATCGCCTGCACTGAAGTAACCCCGGTTTCATTAAGGATGTGTTTTTGTGATTCCCCCAGAATGTAATATTTATGCAAAACGTTGCGGACTTTATCGTGGGTCAATTTTGCCGACCATGAAGAGGCTCCGTGATAAATTGACATTTTTCTTAAAGCGTTTTCGTTTCTTGTTACCCATTCAAGGTTCTCTACGCGATTGTCGTGACGTATTCTATTTAGATGATCTACTTCCAAATGCAGGTCAGTTTCTGGCTTGCAAAGAAAAAGTTCAGCAACCAATACATGAACATAAAAGCGAAAATATTTTTCATGTGAATGGTATCGTTGTATTTGAATATATCCAGTTGGACCTGGTTTTAATACCTTTTCGATCCACTTTCCAGACCAACGATCTACGTAATCTATCCGCCCGCTTGCGTGAACTCTTAGTTTATGATTTGCGGCGGGAACGGTTATTGGATCTATGCCACCATCTTACCTCATTGTGTAAAAAGTAAAAGGGAAATCTATGCAATACGAAGCCAAATGTGACGCATGTATGCGTGAATTTGACTACTCGTCCATGATAAAAGATCGTGACGTGGTGCCAGAATGTCCGCATTGCGGAAGTAAGCATACTTTAAGAGAGATTCGTACCACTGTCCCCGTTCGCATGGACAAAGATTTTTCCAGCGAAAACAATGGGCGTGGCCGCTACATTGACCAGTTAGCGCAGCGTAGCGCAAATGGCAATAGCTACCAACAAAATGATCCCAGTGCCTACTGCACGTCGCAGTCAGATGCATTAGAAAAGTGCCGTAAACGCGGGCTTACCGCGCAGAAGGCTTAACAAAGAAAAGATCACTCTCCGCAAGGACTCTGATCGGAAAGACTATCATGAACGAAGAACTTGTTGATTCTGCTATTAATAATGATATATCAACATCAGTAGCTCCAGAAACCGTTGCAGATTCTCCCGGTACGCCGGTTGATTCAGCCCAAGGCTCGGAGCCTACGCAGCAGTCAAATCTTGATGCCCCATCCGCTGGCGCGTCAGATGAATCGCAGGCCCCCGCTGGGCAGCGTCCGACTGCATTGCCAACTGATCCCCTGAAAGAGTTTAACGACTTCAAGGCCCAATCAGGCCGTGAACGTGCGGAACTTCAACGCCAGCTCCAGCAATTCCAAACGCAAAAACAGCAATGGGATCAAGCTGAGGCAAAGCGGAAGCAGGAAGCCGACCGTCTCCAACTAAAACGTTGGGATCCAAAGCATCCAGAACATAGCAAGTTCGGCGCAACGATGGCCAAGCGCCAAGCGTTGAATCAGCAGCTTACCGCCCTAAAGGGACTCGTCCCTCCGGAGCAGTTTGAAGCAGCCGCACAAGCAATGGTCAATAACGCGCTGGACCCTGCTGAACAGACTGAGTTGCGTGAACATCAACAGATGAATCAGGAGTTCCTGATGAATCCGGTGGCAAGTGCTCGCGAGCAGGCCCGCGCAGTTGCGCAGGAAATGATCCGTGAAGCATTCCATGGGTTCCAGCAGCACAACACAGCTAGCCAAGACGTGCAGCGCGACATCGGTAGCGTTCCGCCACAAGCCCTCGGGTTTATGAAGGCGGCCCTGGAATCTGGTGCCAACTACGATCTGGCCTTGCAGCACGCTAAGATGGCGGCCCGACTTCAAGAGCTTGAAGGCCAATCAAGCCAGTCGCAGCAAACGCAGTCGCATGTGACTGAACAGGCTCGACTCAATAAGTCAAAGGCGTCCGTTACTCGCGATCCTAAGCCAGCCCCAATGTCACAAGCTGACATTTACTCAAAGGCCAAGCAGATCGCCGATTCTAGGGGAATCAGTACCGCAGATTCGAAGTTCTCCCGCATCGTGGCAGAAGTCGAAGCTCAATCAAAAGTTCTTTAGTTAGTAAACCCGTTAGAGCCGATTCCCGCGCCCTAACATAAGCGGCCTAGAAAACCGCAGAAAGCAGAACTAGCCATGGCTGGTTTCCTCGATGTCGTCACCCCGACGACTATTGCCAACTTCGCCAAAGGGGCGTGGGATGGCGTTTCTCAAATGAATCCTTGCTTGCAAATGCTCAAGGAAAATGCCGATTGGAATTACGATCAGGGCGGAGATTCAACGTCGGATGTCCTTGAAGGTGGCCGTCATACGGTCCTCGTCTCGGCCCCCGGTATGGATATGACCCCCTACCTTCAAGCCCGCAATCGCTGGGCGCGTTGGAATCTGCCCTGGGCTGAAATTGCCGCAGCGGTTGTGTACGATGCTGGCGCCCTCCGCCGTAATAGCGGCCCGCAAGCTTTGTACTCGATTCGCGACAAAGACATCCCGGCGATGATCCGCGACATTCTGTACGGCGCTACCGGCTCATTGGGCTGGCAGTTCCTTAATCAGAATATCTTGGCCCCGACTGGTCCGAATGCCGCTAACGGGCTTCCTGTTGCTGGTATCCCATCTGTCTTGCTGGCTCCTGGCTCGACTGATATTCGCGGTGAAAATAACAACGTCTATACCGGCGTTGCTGTCGCTGCTTCTGACCGTGGCGGCGTCCCTGGCACTGGCTCGCAGACCTACGCTGGTCTGTCGATGGCTCCTATCGGCTCTAACGGCGTTGGCACTGGCGGTATCGCTGGCGTTGATAACAACGTTTATGACGCGTGGACTCCTAGTTTTGTAAACAGCACCTCGACCGCATGGTCGGGAGCGGCGAACGTTGACGGCAACATCCTGTTGTATACCCAATATGCGGCTAACCGCGCTCGCCGGTTCTCGGCTGGTGATGTCAGCCTCATGCCACAGTACGGCATGCTCGATTTCCGTCTGTTCCAGGCCATGGGCGTTGCGGTTGCTGCGAAGCAAACGATCTTCGTCACTGGCGAAAGCAACAAGAAAACCAGCGTTAGCAATCCTAGCCTCGGCACCATGACTGACGTGATTCCTCACGCCGGGTTGTTGTGGCGCTGGTCGGAAAAAATGCCGACTAACACCGGGTACGTGCTGAACTTCAAGCAGATGCGCGTTTTCGTGCAACCGCTTGCGGATCGTGCCGAGAAGCCCGATAGCGGGACTATCATCCCGACTGTGCCGACTGGCGAAGACGCCGGTATTCTGGAAACCAATGTCACGTTCGACCCGATTCGTCGCCAGTACCTGGTTACGAGTGCGTTCCCTGGTCAGATCAAGATCCATCCGCGCTACCAGGTGCGCATCGGCGCTTACGCCTAACCCACAGAAAGGAGATTATACCATGTCCGCTAATACGCTTCCTTTTGAGTTCGGCAATCGTTCGTCCTCAACCGTTCATCTCTCTGATCTTGGCAACGTGTACTTCTCGGGTGCGAATGCATTCCGTTTGGTGCGCTGCGTCACGACTGCTCTGCTGCTCACGGCGCAGGGCAAGTTTGTTGACGAAAACTCGGCAACTACTCTGACCTATGCCTCGTCGGCATTGTCTGCGGTCACCTCTGCCAAGCCTCTCGGCCTGTGCAGTACGGCGCAGCAGTCAATTGCTATCGGTGACTTCTTCCTGGTTCAAATCCAGGGCGTTGGAACCGTTGTCGGAGCGAATACCGTTACGGTGGCTACCGCCGTTACGACCGCTACCGGTGGCTTGGTGGCTAACGTCACTGGCACTTTCGCCGGTAACGTTCCGCCAACTATCGTTGGTACTGCTCTGACGACTGCTGCCGGTACAAACGCCACGATTCGCTTGCAGAATCTGATCTAAGCATCACCAATAAAGCCCCGCTCATCTTGCAATAGGTGGGCGGGGCTTTACTGTTTTAACGAGAGGTATCACGCATGGGACTCCCTGTCTACGTTCGGCAGAGCCAAGCGGTTACTGACTACTTTGTTTATATCTCCGGCGGTGCGCCAATAACCGGAAAGATCAATACAAATTTCACAAAACAGTTTGCCTACAATGGTGTTGGCAATCAGTCTGTTACTGGCATCGTGATTACGGAAGTAGACGCCACTAATAATCCTGGTGTCTATTCCATTACTATTCCTGCTGCGATTTTCGCCTTAACTGGCGACTATGATCTCAACTTTTTTGATAACACGTCAACCACGTTCCGATGGGAGCAACAATGGCGTTGTACATCAGATGGCACGGGCACCGGTACAGCGGGGGCGGTATCGTTCACGGCAGTGGCGGCGAATGGACGCGTGACGGATGGAACGACTCCTATCTCTGGTGCGACAGTAACGATACGTACCCCTGGAGGGCTTACCTGGGCGACAGTGACCACTGATGCCTCTGGTCTATGGGGTCCGGTATTCTTCACCGCAAATAGCGGTACGTACGGAATTTATTCAATGAAGACCGGCTATGCTCAGGGAACATCATCACTGGCCGTAACAAGCTCTGTAACCGGTCCAGGCTCTGACATCACGATGGCGCTTGCCACGTCTTCTAATGGACAACTTTTCTCTGACCTCTTGGGATACGCGCGGCGTATGGGGCGCGATGTCACTGGGCCAAAAGCCGACATTGAGCTCAAGCAATCTGTTAATGAAGCACTTGAAATCCTAGCAAAGTCACATCATTGGCCGCGCTTCCTGACGATTGGGCAAGTGTCTTTGAATGCGGCCCTTCCAGGACTCAGCGTAACGGTAACAACCGGCAGTATTGCAATTGTGCTTTCGTCTGGCTCGTGGCCATCCTGGGCTAATTCAGGATTTGCTAAGCTCTACATCAACGGGCAGATTCTTCGTGTTATATCGGCATCCGCCGGGACTGCCAATATTGAGGTTGCCTGGGCTGCCGCGACTGCTGCCGGAACAACCTGTGTGTTATTCCAAGACGAATACCTGCTTCCGAATGATCTATTCAATATCGCTCGTATTTTGCCAGGAACGCGCTGGGGTGTTGCTCCTCAAGCTTCTGGCCCTGACCTCATCATGGCTATGCGTGATGTGGCGACTTATGGCCAGCGCATTGCTAATATGTGGGGCGTTATCAAGCAGCAGTTGTTCCTTTACCCATACCCATCTCAGAACGATCTCTTGAGCTACGCCTACTGGCGCAAACCAGTTGAGTTGGTATCTCCCTCTGATGCTGCCGATTGGGATCCAGCGCATAATGAAGTGTTACGTCGCGCAATAGACTACACCGTGTCACTCAGGTATGGTGGCTATGCAGGCGGATCGATTGAGCAGGCTATGGCTCAGTTCAAGGAAGCCCTTGCCCGCAGTATTCCTAATGATCGTGAATCGTCCTTGGAAGACGCGGCACTTGGCAACAACCTGAATGACATGGGGAACATCTGGCGGCGTCGTCAGGGGAGCCCATAATGCCAGATGGACGCGACTGGAACGGGCTGCTTGACGATACCTCAAATATTGGCGATGGGCTTCTTGAGATAGACAACTGTTCGCTGTTTACCAAGAACCTGCTGAACCGTCGCCCCGGATTTGATTTGCCAATTACGTTGGCAAATGCACCGCTGGCGATGGAGGAGCTGGCTGGGAATATCATCACCGTTGAAAGCGGCGGGGCTATTCGTAGCTATGTGCAAACATCTGGAGCTGCAACTGCGCTTCAAGCTGGTTACACGACCACCAATCTAGCCAAGCCCGTATCGGCATTTAGCCGCATCTACCTGGCAAATGTTGCGCAGGCCGTGAAGGTTATCGACACGTCAAATGTGATTCGTGATGCCGGTATCGTTGCGCCAACAACAGCCCCCACGCTAAATACCTCAGCTGGGTTGGTTACATTGGGAACACATTTGGTCAGGTACCGTTATGTGGATGCAACACGGAATCGACTAAGCAACCCTACTCCACCAGCCACAATTACCATCGTATCTACCAACTCAATACTGGTTACGGTTGCGGCCTCTGTAGACCCATATGTAACTGGAATTAATATTGAAGTAACGCCATCAGGTGCTTCCACGTTTTATATTGCATCAACTGCCGCAAATGCCTCTGCGTCAGTAAATATCTCTTTGACTGATGCCCTTTTAGTGTTGAAAGTTCCTTCCAGCGTAAATGGAGACTTTGGACACGCGCCACCGCCGCAATACCGCTTGATGTGCGAGAATCGTCAGCGCATGTGGATGATGGACCCGACATCGGGATTGCTGGCGTGGTCACAACCAGGATTCCCAGAGTCATTTGATACCACTACAAATGCACGCGTTATTACGATGCCAGGCGGCGATGTAGCCACGGCCATTTTTGGGTTTTACTCAGATCTCTACATTGTTGGCCAGCGCAGTATGATGCGCCTTGTGTATTCGACAGACCCGGCTGGTTCCATGTTATTGCCTGTATTGGGGAGCATGGGCTGCTATAGCGACAAGGCGTTTACTAAGACCAGTACCGGTGAAGTGTTTGGGTGGGGACGCGATGGGATGTGGCGGCTCAATACGATGCAGCCGGTTAAAATCAGCAAGCACGTGACGGATCACATTGCCGATGCGGTAGACCCGACTGCAGCATATACCGCGCTCCGCTTTGTCTGCTATGACCCAATTCAACAAACGGTCATGTTTTTCTTTGTGAAAACTGGCGAAACTCAATGTCGTGGAGCGTTTGCATTTGACGTTGATCCGGTAGGCCCTAACGCTGAATGGAAAATGTTTTTCTTCCGCCAGTCGTTTGCGTGCGCCTGCTATAACTCGTCATCAACCGATCGTCAACGCATTGCACTTGGTGACAATAACGCGTATATATGGCGCTATGGAACACGCGACAATGACGGAGGTAAAGGCTCTGCATTGTCAGTAACGTCGGCAACTACTACCGTTATCAACGGCACTAACGCTGCCGTTGTCGGCATGATGGCTTATCGTCCAGTTACGGGCGAAGAGAATCTTATCGCCGCGGCAACTTCCGGGTCTATTACCGTATCTGCCTTTGCCACAGCCCCTGCCGCTGGCGAATTGATCTATTGTGGATCTATCCGCGAACGCTGGCTCACCCAATGGAACACGGGCAATTCAGCATCAGGCAAGAAGCGTCCTAGTTATCTTGAGTTGATCGTGCATCCACAGGCGGCGACTAGCGGTGTATTTACCGTTCGCTTCTATCTCGACTTTGCTACGTCGCCGTCATCCGTCACTTCTGGCTCTTCCGATACCTGGCCGAATGGGATCAGCATCGTTAACGGTACAGACATCAGGGTAGATGCCGGTGTAGCTGCTGTTGATGGCTATATCGCCGTGCCTATGTTTGCAGACTTTCAACGGGCGGTTGCTGCAGAAGTAATTGCAGACTATCCGGCAACCGGATTACGCTTCTATGATTTCAAGTGGGGCTACACAAACCGCACACAACAAGTCCCAGTGGTGGGTGAATAATGCCCGGACCGATTAGCACGAACGCGCCATTTACTGAGTTTGGCAACTCAATGATCCTGCGGGACATTGAGCAGTTGTATCTATTGGTCGGGCAGATCTCTGGGGATTTTGGTAAACAAAATATTAAGGCCACTGATACCGCAGCAAACACAGCAAACACAAGTGGAATACCCGCTGGATATAGCGTTGTAACCATATCTATTTGTGTAGGCGGCTTGGTAAAATCACTTGATGTAATTGCTAAGGGGCCTTACTAATGGCTGTCGCAGGGGCTCTCCAAAATGCATGTGTAAAGAGCCCAGCCGGAGCCAGTATATCAATTCAGTCAATATGCCTCCCATGTTGCGCCCTCGTAGCACCTTGTAGAAACAAGGCATATTTTGGCTTCAATTTACCCTACGCCTATGGCGGCGTGAGCTTTGGGTGGTCATTAACCCCAACTCCATCGGCTGATTCTGATTTTTTATATGGCGTATACTACGCCGGATCCGCTGGTGTTTCGTCTTATGCGGCACCTGCCTATGGCGCGTGCTCTGCCGGAACTCTGTATTATGTAAGTTCTCTGCCATCTACGCCGACAAATATCCCGATAACCTCGCCGTATTTAGTTAATGTTAGCGGGTATGGGCTGGGAATAGATCTGTATGGTATGTATGAGGCAGGCATTGTTGGCTCTTCGTTCTCTTTATATCTACGAGTTTTTTCCAGATCGGCGACCAGCCTGGCGGAAATAAATACAGCTATTTCAGCAGCGGTCCCGTCTACTCCATGCCTTTCTTGCGCGAACGCGTTCTATTGCTCGGGCGGCTCGGGCGGTACGTGGCAGGTGTATTACGGTGAACAATCTGGCCCATGCACTACGTTTAATACGCCGACCACCACAAATACCACCGGACCAGCGGTTAAATCGCTATCAGGACAAAGTATATCTTATTCGCCCGCAACGTTCCCAGAGCTAACTATATCTAACGCAGCCAGTATCCCTTTATACTGCAGATTCGATATTAATCTCTTAGATTCCAGGGTTGTTGTGGGACAGGAATATTATTTATTATGAAAACTAGGATTGTAACGTTATACACAAGTAATTACAAAATATATTTTGATGGACTGAGTAATTCTTGCCCAGAAGTAAACGGCATTGAAGTTGATGAGTTTGACTACGTTAATAAATTAGATGTTCTAATAAGCAATTGTCGATCTGGTATACATGCGACATGGGTCGATGCGGATACTGAGATACACGGGATAATTGATTCTTTCGTCGCCCCTGATGGGCATATATATGTAGGGCGCGCATACGATACATATTTCATATCAGTAAGCCCGTGCAAAAAATCAATAGATACACTAGAGCAATGGCGGGAGGAGATGCAAACTCAGATATTTGACGCCGATGCACTTCGCCCCTTTCGTCATTTAGTAACGCCAGTTGATACGGGATCACTACTATGTCATCATATGGCAAATATAAAAGAAGGCAGGGTGAATAGCTCAAAGCGCCAAGGGCTGCATTCCGTTCCGCAAGATATCTCACTATTACGTCACGCTACATGCATGGCATGTCCAAAGTACCAAGTGCAGTCAGATAAATGCGGAACTTGCGGATGCTCATCGACCATGACCGAGGCCGCGTCTAGTCCATGGCGCTCTTGCCCAGAAGGCAAATGGCCATCTAATAAACCAACATGAACACCAACCTCCTCACCGACCTCACCCGCATCGCCCGTGTCGGCGCAAATGCTCTCGGCCAATCCTCAGCTCCCGCCACGATGCAGCAGGTTTGGGGCGTACTTGCTGAGGCTGAAAAGTTACTGGCGGAACAGATCGAAGCTGATAAGGCGTTGCCTATTGTGCCAGAAGTCTTACAATCCAGTGACGCATCCGCGCCCTAGGAGCAATCATGGCCGTCAATTACACGAATGGACGGTACAATTACTCGGGCGGAACCGCTACTGACCCAGCTGCCGCCAGCAAAGAGCGCAATCGTTTGGCTGAAGAAGACCGCGTCCGTCGTAATGCAGCGGCCTACAATAGCCCAGTCGCTGGTGATTACATGTCATCACACGGCGGCCAAGCTGCATCCATGCTCACCGACACGAGGAACTCGTATGATACCGCTATTGGTAATGGCAATGGAAGTAGTGGATCTGGCGGCAGACTTAGCCAAGCGCAGCAAAATTGGAACAGCGCCC